CATCGTAGTTTCGTCCCGCAAAGCATCAGCCATCGCGTTGTACATCAGCGCTTTTCCAAGACTGGTCGAATGCCAACCTTCTTTTCCATCTGTCCCACGCAGCCGGCGCAACTTCGAGTTATCGCGCAGCCACAGCAAAACAGCGTGCCCGTGATTATTTCTCTCCACCAGCGCCGCGGCGTTGTTGTAGTAGCGCCCGACCCTGTCAATATGAGCGGCAAAGGTTGATGGTTGAAACTTTCCAGCCAGGTGCGCAACTTCCTCACCGCTCATGGAGTCCAGGACGTGGAAGGAACTATCGTCACTGGTTGGGTTGCCTTCGGCTGGATCTGCGCCGATTACATAGGTTCGGCTGACCCTGGGAGCCGAATAAATCATCAGTCCGGGAATTGCCGGTGCCTTATCGTTCGGAATTGCAGCACTGGCCACGTAACTCTTAAGCAGCCACTCGGATGCGATACGCTTCGACAGAGTGCGCGGCGCCAGGGCCTCCATGTCAGTGGCTGGATACTGCTGGTGTAGGTCATCCAGAGACCCGGTGCGGTGCAGGATGTCAGCCTTTTGCTGTTCGTACCATTCCGCTGTACGAGATGGGCGGGCGTTCCAGGGTAAGAATATGGGCGTCCATCCGTTTACGTTTTCTTTTGCGGCGATGTAGGTTTTCTTGAAATCACTCTGTGGGCGCTTGTTCTCAGAGCGGGAAAGCAGGATCATCTTGCCGCCGCCGTCGATGGTGGGTTTGACTGCGTTCATCAGTGCGCCCTGATTATCGACCAGGTCGAATTCGTCGCAGATTACCAGGGATGCTGTATAGCTGTCGCCCGCGGATGTCGGGAAGGCCCTGGCCACACTGCCGTTCGAGAGCGCCCAGACGTGCCCATTGTCGATATTTACCGCACGCGCTTGCATCCAACCTGGCAGGCGGCTGTACATGCCCTTGAGGCGCTCATCCCCAAGCAAAGCAATCGACTCGTCATCGCGGCGAGAGAAAAGCAGCACCACCGCGGACGGCTGAAAGAGCATCAGCCAGAGCGCAAAGCCCAAAACCAACCAGGTGATACCCAGTTGTCGCGCCTTCAGAATAACCACCAATCGTTCGATTTGCATGGTCTTGAGCGCCCTGGCCTGTGCTGGCCACAAGCGAAACGGTATCCAGGCCTTTTCCGTTCCGTCGTAAATATGCAAATAATTGTCGATGAAATAGAGCGGGGACTCGGAACAAGTCAACCATTCAGACGCAGCTTGATCAATCATTTTCGAGAAGCTTCTTTTCCGCGGCGTCTGCCCTGGCTTTTGCCGCAGCCATATCGTCAGCACTGAAGGTCAGCGATACTGTTCCGCTGTTCTCGACCCTTTCGACAAAGCGACCATGTACGCGCAGAATTTTTTCAAGGGCGGTTTGCTTGTTATACATCTTGATCGTTATTCCAGTCTTCGACGAATCGGAAAATTCTTGCAGCAAGCCTGAGTAACGCGGATCAATCACCTTATCCAAATCAATCGCAATGTGCCGTACCCAGTAACTGATTCGCGTCACGGGATTATCTGGGTCAGTATCATCAATCACTTCTTTTGCGTCGATAATTTCGTAAGTCGGCAATGGGTAGAAAGTCCATTCTTCGATGATCTTGAAGAACACCCCAACCGTTGCGCGCGCCTGTTCGGCGAGCAATGTCATTGCTTCTTCGGGGCCCATCTGGATTTCGGCGATTCGAGCATCGATAATTGATTTTATTTCAGGTTTTTTCAGGTTTTCTTGCCCGATTGACCCAGCTGTCTTCTCCGAATATCCCGCCCTTCGCGCGGCCTCACTGGCGTTAAAGCACTTCAGGTATTCGCTGACGAATACCCGTTGCTTATTACTCAACTTGTGCGGTACGGACTCACTGGTCAACGTCATAACCTCACAATATCGCGCAGGTTAATCCAAATCTCCTCACCAGGATTGGCCAATAACAGCGTGCGCGGGTAGCGCCCATTAGTGCTCATATCCAGTGACCGTTTGTATTGCGTGGTAAACAGTTGCACCTGTGGGTGCAGTGTTTTTTCGGTTGGTTGGATGATTCCAGACGGGGGCGGATCGTTTAGGAAATATGTCTTGATGAACGCCTGATTGCCTTCGATGCGCAAAACTTCAACGTGGTTTCCCGAGAACGTGAGCTGCTGCATGAGATTACTGACGCCTGCATTGTGCCAACCAGATGCCGGCTTGATCAGGTAGTCATACGATTTCGGAGAGTTAATGCGCTTCAGGTAGGCAATCCACGCAGCGCTCAACAGGTATTGAGACTCGCCACCCCGCAGGCGTACCGTGGACGGTAATCCATTGCGCAAATAAGGCCGGGTTCCCCCAGGGGACATTCCCGCTTCCAGGTCGTCCTTGATCCGGTATATGTGGGGAAAGAGTGGGTCGCTGACCGGAACGTCAGGTATCCCGCCGAAATCTGCCCGGCTGGTGTAGCACTCGCCCGCCAGCAATAGGGCTATCCAGCCCTGGGAAATCCGGCCCCAAACTTCGACTGCTGACAGACGGCGATATTCCAGGATTACGACCTGTGTCCCGCGTGCAATTGCGCCGATTTTAGGAGCTGCCATGCCTGGACCTGAGCGGACGTTAAGCCCACTCGCGGCTGTTACCGTGACGGCATCGACTGGTACAACAACCACTACCGGCGGGGGTTCTGCAATGGTGCCGGGTGCGCCGAAATAATCAGCCAGCTCTTGCTCGGTGCCGTAAAACAGGTTTACATCCATATCGCGGTTGTTACCCGGCAATAAAAGGTAATCCCCGCTGAATTGCCACATCATCAGCCGGCCGGGAACTTTGGCCGCGTTGAAAGGTTTACCCAGCTTATCCAGGCGCAGCCTCAACTCATCCCAGGTTGTAACACCACTGAAATATGCCGCCGCGTCTGGGTACTGCGCCCACCAATAATCGAGCTGAGGCCAGCGAGACAACGATGCTAGGAACCACTCAGCGGTATAGATGATTGTCTTCCATCCATGTTGATGGCACAATGCCAGGAATTGATCTACGTCCGAAGCGTATTTCAACGGGGTGATACCGGAGAATTTCACTTCGATATCAATTGCCAAACATTTCACGCCGTCTGGCATGTGCGACGTGAGCCAGGCGTAATTGGCGGCGCCATCCACCCAGGGGTTGTACACGAAATACGGAAAGCGTACGAAGTTGGCGGCCTCTGCCCATTGCTTCGTGAAACCCGCGTCCATGTGATGACCGCCGCTCATATCGTTCAGGCGGATGCCGATACCGGCCACGCCGTTCGCTTTCAGGATCGCTTCGTCAATTTCGAGCTGCCCTTCCCAAACATCTAAAACTAAGCATGTATTTGGTTTCATCATCGCTCCATCGCTTCTCGCGCACAGTCACTGCAATATGCCGTACCATCGTCCGAATGAATTACCGACGCGACCTGATGCCCGCATGGCAAGATAATCAATCTATCCTGCCAGCTCGCTATTTCGCAAGTCATGCACAGCATCTCGCCAGGTTGCGGGGTACTTCGACATAATGGAGTTTCGCATTTACGCTCTATCATGTTTTAATCCCCACCACGCGCATCTTTACGGGCTCGCCGCCCAAACTGCGCACCTGGTGAACCAATCGTTCGGCCCATTCGCGTACATCCTCAAGTTCAGTCAGCTTCTCACGCATCCTGTAATTCTCAATCCTAACAGTAGCCAACTCGCCCCGAACTGTCATAATCTCATTCATCGCGTTTTCTTTGTTAAACCGCATCTCTTTACGGATCGCGGATACAAGCTCCAGACTCGTACCTGTCAGAACGTCTGCGGTATCTGCGCTTGACTTAGGCCGTTCGCCCTCTTTCCACTTGCGCATTTGCAAAACCGTTGCACCGATTGACGCGCCGATTGATACAACTGCCGTAATGATAGCTATAATGACGGTATCATTTACCATTTACGTCTCCCCCTCGTCCATGCCAATCTAATAACCAAGCTATTTACGATGATGGGAATAAACAGTATTAACAGTCCCAACCGGATAAATACCGTACGGGTTACGGCATCCAATGGAGTTGACGCCGCCCAAAGATAGACGCACCCGAAGTAAACTATCGGAGCGATAATCGACGCGCGTACCAGCCGCGGCATAGGTCGAACAGTCCATAACGAGATAGCCGCGCTAAATGCCAGGAATGACACTACCCACGCCGGGATCGGTTCCATATTATCCCTTCGCGGCCATGCCGGGTGTCAGCATGTATGTACCCTGGTTGGCGACGGCCGCTGAAACGAAATAAG